TATCAAATACGGCAGACTCTTGTGCTGTTGCGGTGCGTATGACGTTATACTTATCATCGCATGTAGCCCAGGTTCTTGCACTCTGACTACCTCGACCATAGGCATTGATAACGTCATGCGGCTCTACCGAAAGTAACGCTGTTCTGTACGAACTATCTGCTGTTATATTTGTCCTAATATAACCACCGTTACTAAATCTATAACCACTTTCCAGTGTAATCACGTTTTCTGATGCAACTTCACCAATAACGTGATTAACTGAAGTTCCGATATAGCAGGCATAAGGATCCGTATGTCTGACATTCAACACTAAATACCCGGTGTTTTCAGGTGCAGTAATAATCTTTTCATTTACAGTTTCGCTTGATTCTGCGGAAAGCAAATTGTTACCATTTGAGTCAATAAAACACCACAGTCTACCACCACTACCTCCAGTGCCGGTGATTGTAAATACATCTCCAGTAGTACATTCAACCACAGCGCAAGAATAATTCGCAGAAGAAACGAGATTTGTAATATCAACTGTAGTTTCGCTTGTGAGTATATATTTCCCAACAGTCCACTGCGTTATTCTTTCCACTCCTGTTATCTGCTTTAAATCTTCCTTTAACGATGAAATCTCGTCGCCGGTCTTCTTGGCATCAGCTGCCTTCCCGGCTACGCTGAGAGTCGTGTCGGTCTGTACTGCGACCGCATTATACACGCCTCCGGAGACCCATGCGGAGCCGTTCCAGTAGTACCAGTTCCCCGCAGTCATGCCGGTCTCTGATCCCGTGTACACATAGACGCGGGTCTTGTCGGTCATCTCCGCAGCCGTGGTAGCGGTGAGCGGTGAGCCGTAGGCGTCCGTCCTGGCGTGTTCGGCGTAGTATTTAGCCTCAGCGACGAGGCCCTGGAGCTGGCTGTCCGACGCGATCGCGTCCGGATCCACCACATCAGCGTCGACCACGACGCGGATCAGCGCCGTCATGATGTTGTGCGTGCCGTTTATGATGTCCAGCTTGGCGTCCCATACGCCCGCGACAGCGGTCATCTGGATGTCTTCCTCGATGATCACGAAGTTGCCGGTCACTGTGCCGGCCTTACTGTACACGTTCCCGTCGGGCTTCGTGCCGGAGAACGTGGCCGTGCAGTTTGAGGGGAGCGGCGACCCCAGGACGCGGAAGTTGATCATGCGCCCGTTCTCGTTCTGGCTCAGCCTTAAAAACGTCTGCAAGCGCTTTTCAGAGGGCTGGCCATGAACATTTATATTAATGTCCTGTAATACTGCCATAGTCTACTCCTTATAGATCTGTTCTGCAGTCCTGGCGCCGTAGCCCAGCGTGATGCTCTGGGACTGCACGCCGTAGTTGCCCGTGAGCTGCTGCTCCGGGTAGTTGAGGCCGACGATGTCGCCGGGCATTACATCAGGCAGGTATCTCCTCGTGTAGGAGACGGTCTGCCGTACACGCTGCAGCTCCCTGAGCCGCTTCCGCGCGTATTCCGCGACGGACTCGCCGGCCGAGAGTGTGCAGCTCTCTTTTTTCCATACCTCCCGCCCTCTGCTCACCGTGCTGAGTGGGCTGTCCGGGTCGTCGTCCCTGGCGACGCCGGTCACATCTCCAGCGACCGCCATGAGGACGTTGGGGCAGTTGTACCAGTCCGCGGTGATCTTGATCTTCGGCTCGAGGAGGTCGTTACTGATCGGATCGAGGCGGGCCACCGGGTCAGCCGCTGCGGGCATGATCCGGATCGTGCCGTCCCCGTCGATGCGGAGCCTCCAGCCGATCGCGTCGAGGATTCTGTCCGCCATGCTCAGGTGCGTCTCACCGTCTTCGGAGACGATGGACGCGGCGAGCGCGGGGGAGTTGTCCTCTGCGATGATCGGAGCCGGGGAGACTGACAGGAGCCGTCTGACCAGCTCCGCCCCGCTCATGCCGGCCGGAGCGTACCAGCCGCGCGCCAGCAGGACGTCCTCTGCAGGCTTGAGCACGGAATAGCATGTAAGCGTGTTGAGCGTCAGGCTGCCGTTGATGTCGTCATCCGGAGAGACCGCGAGGCCCGTGAACAGCGGCACGTGTGCCGCCGCTCCTTCCTGCCGAATGTCCAGATAGACGCGGACCCACTGCTCGACCGGGATGCGGTAGTTTACGCAGCTAAGATCTGCGGACTGCCTCTTCCCGGTCGTCTCGCGCTTGATCGTGCCGCCTGTCAGCCGGATCACTCCGACGTCGCGCCAGGTGGCGGGATCCACGCGCTCAGCGTAATAAGAGGCGCTGTAGCCTTTGGAATAATCAACCATAGACGCCTCCTGTCTGCTGCCATTCCGCGTAGGTCATGCCATCCAGGGCCTCAACGTCGACACGGGTGACGGTGAGCGAGAACTCAACGATGTTGTGGCCGGTTCCCTGCTTCCGCGTCTCACTGACCTGCACGTCGGCGGCGTAGCTGCTCCCGTCAGGTGTGCGCACGTGGCAGATCCCGGCATAAGTCGCGAGCCTGCGCATCTCCGCGATCGTGTCGGCGTCTTCAAGCGCCAGGACCGCCGTGAGCGTGCCGTTCCTGCTGACCGCAGGATTCCAGTCGCCCTGCACGGATCCCCCGAGGTATTTGGTCTCGGTGAAGTCCTTTTTCCAGCTGTGCGAGACGTCGAGCTCATACTCGAGATAGACGCGCCCGGTCCCGAAGTCGATGATCGCGAGGTCCGTGTCGAGCATGTCGCCCTCAGGCTCCCGCATATCGGTCCAGGCGAGCTCGTCGCTCGAGGTGATGTAGTCGCCGTTCTCGGTCCTGAGCACGAAGCGGTGGCCGCCATGCGGGCCGATCGCGGGGTACGGGTCGACGTAGGTCTCACCGAAGGCAGCGCCCTCATAGATCAGCTCCGGCTTGTCTACAGACAGCCGGTATATATCACACACGTCTGTCTGCTGAGCTCCTGCCGGAGCGATCGGATAGAGCACCGCGACCGCCTGCTCTCGCATGACGTCCACGAAGGCCTCCGGAATGATCGACTGATGATCCCAGTGGACCTCGAACTCCTGCGCCACTTCGGCGCTCTGGCCGAGGCCGTCCTGCACGGTGGCGATGAGCCGGTAGCTCGCGCCGTCGTCCAGGCGTCCGATCAGGTCGTCTCTGGAGACCGTGATCTGTGCCTCGCCTACCTGCGAGAAGAGCGCGACCGTCTCGCCCTCGAAGCCGTTGTACTCGGTCTCGTCGGGCCGGCTCACGTGGTAGGTCTCGGCTCTCTCGATGATCACCGTGGTCGTGCCGCCAGTGTCTGCGCCCGTGACTGTGACCGTCAGGGGCATCTCTGTCAGTGAGAGGACCGTCCGGCTCACGCCGTCCACGGTGATCGTCTGCTGTTCCAATGAGATCTGTGTGATCTCTGCGGTGAGCGGTTCCGCGATCACGACCGCGACAGGATCAGACCAGTCGGACATCCTGCCGGATGCGGAGGAGACGCGGACCGCGAGGAGATGCGACTCTCCTGTCGCCCAGCCAGCATCTGTGGCGGCGACCGTCACGTTCTGGGCGGACTCTGCTGTCGCGAGGACAGTGTGGTCCGTCCCGACGACCTCAGCGACCTCAGCGTAGGCCTGCACGGATCCGTCGGTGGACACGTAAGCCCACGACGCCGTGACCACTCCGTCCTCCGTGATCACGCCGCTCGAGAGCGACAGGATCGGGATGGCGGGAGCGGAGGACAGGTCGATGCTCATGATCTCACTGTAAGCGCCATAGGTGGCGTCGTTTCCGGTGCCGTTGGCGAGCCGCACGCGGATGTACCAGGTCTTGCCCGTCTCGAGCCCGCTGATGTTCCACGCGCTTGCGTGCGTGTTGTTCAGCAGATACGTGTCCGGGCCATCTGTACTCTCCCAGGCGTCCGCATGGTCCGCCCATGACAGCTCTGCATTCGTCGCATCCGTCCAGGCCCAGTCGAAGGCAACGCGGACCGTGCCGGGTGTTTCCGTCTGCGAGAGCGTGACGGTCTGAGGAGCTGCAGGGATCGTCCCGCCGTAAGTCGTCATCGCCGACCGCATGAGCGGGGTGACCGCGTAGCTGGTCGTCCCGTCTGCGCGCACGGTGGTCCGGTATTCCCCGACGGCCGCGTACACGCCGAAGCGGATCCCGCTGGCGCTCTCCCACTCCGGGCACTGCACCGTGACGGAGCTCTGCCCGTGCGGGATGATCCCGATGTCGAAGCCGTCCGGATCCTCAGCCGTCATGTATCTGACGACCAGGAAGGCGTCCTCGACGTCAGATTCCTGGTCAGCTGAGACCGTCGCCCTGTAGGTGGACTGGTCTGTGCTGACTGACAGATTCGTGGGAGTCTTAAGACGTCCCACGGCTGCCAGCGTGGCGACGCCGTAGGTCGTCGTGCGGTCGTGGATCGTATTGATCCGGATGAAGAGGCACTGATCAGCGCCGACCACACTGTCGAGGGAGAAGGCGGCAGCGTCAGATCCGTCCTTATAGGCCAGTGTCATCGCGTCCGTCCATGTCGCAGTGTCCGGGCAGGTCATCCCTGCCTCAGGCGCCACGAAGGTGTACTGGACGTTGATGCTGTCGACCGGGTGGGACGCGTCCTTCGGCGTCGTCCATGTCGCCGAGCACAAATATCCGCCCGCGTCGGTCTCTCTGGCGCCCGCTGTGACGTTTTTGGTCTGGTATGGGACCGAATATACATGCTTCGCGTAGACCCACTCAGAATGGCCGCGAGGGCCTTGCGAGCGGAGCCTGAACCAGCGCGTGTATGCCGTGCCGCGGTTGATCACCGAGCTGTCCTCTGTGATCGTCGCGGAGCTGTTCGCGCTGGTCTCTGCGTAATTCGTCCAGGCGGCGTGTGTGATCTGCGAGCCGTCCGTGATGTTGGACTTGGCAACCAGAGCCGTCTGGCACTGCACGCGGGAGACCCACCGCGCATTATCCGCAGCCGCGACCGTCGTCCACGTGAACGTGCAGACGTTGGCGCTCTCAGAAGAGAGCGCGACCGTCAGCTTCGGCTTGTTCGGCAGCTGGATGGCGTAGGACTTTTCAGCCCAGCCCGAGACGAGCGGGTTGATGGTATTGTTTTTCTCCTTGAATGACGCCCTCCGCCCGCGGATCCTCACGTGCAGCGCGCCGAGGGTCTTCTTCGTGTTAGGGAAGTACTTAGACGTGTCGACCGTGATATTGCGGTTGGTCGTGCTGCCGTTGACCGGCACGTCGATCCATTTCCCGTTATTGAGCCTGTACTGGAGGTTCTGGCCTTCGCCGTAGTCCTTGTCGCCGATCTTCCAGGAGACCAGGAAGGACGCGCCGGATCTCTTTATGGAGAGCCCTGTGGGCTTAAATGTCGTATATGCCATTACGCTGTCCTCGCCTGTAACTTAAATTCTTTTGCGAAGCGGATCGCCCAGTCTTCCGGGTTCTCCGCGCCGTTTACGGTTACGTACACATTAGTGCTTCCCCCGGATGCTTCGCGGATGTCTGCGAGCAGGTTCTCACGTCCGTACAGCACCTCGTCGTGAGCTTCACCTGCGCCGAAGATCGTCGGGTTGCGGAACAGGTACGGCGTAGACGTCGCCTTGTCCCACCAGCTCGTGCTCACCCAAGGGGTCGAGCCGGTCTCGGCGTTAAAGGATCCGTTCATCGAGAAGTGGGGGATGCGGATGTGCTGCTCGAAGCTGAGGTCCGTGTTCCGGAAACGGTCCTCGAGTCTGTCGAGGGCCGAGTCTGCCCGGCTGTAAGCGTCAGCCAGCACCGCGCCCAGGCTGTCCGCGATCCCCGCGTTCTTAATAGACGAGTTCGCGTTGACCATGGTCTTGCCGAGGTTCGTGCCGAACTGATTGACGGCTTTGGTGCTGTTCGCCGCTGACTTGTTCAGGTCAGTGAAGGACCCGGTCAAGCCGCGGATCTGCGACGCTGCAGTTCCGGCCCCGGACGCTGCGGCGTTGATGTCGCCGACGCCCTTGGCCGTAGCGCCGAGAGTCGCGCCCAGGTCGAGCACGCTCGTGTCTTTGGTCAGGCTGATCACGGCGCCGGCCAGCTTCTCGAAGCCCGTGCCGGCGTTAAGGGCGGCGTTCCCCATCGAGTCGAAGATCCCCGCCACAGAGCCGAGGACGCCTTCGATGCCGCCGCTGATCGCGTCAATGACCTGCGTGATGCCGTCGGAGACCGTCGTGACCGTGCCGTCGACCGTGTCGCCGATGTTGGTCACGATCGAGTTGATCTCCGGAGCGTTGGCGCTGATCGTCTCGACAAGACCGCCCACAGCGTCCACGACCTTGGCGATGCCGGTGCAGGCGAGATCCACGCCCCCGCCTATCGCGAGGAGCGCGACGCCAAACACGCCGATCCCGACTGCTCCTGCTGTCAGTGCAGGACCGCATGCTGCGGCGATTCCCATGAGCGCTCCGATGCCGATCGCCATGCCCGCGAGTGTAGCGATAGCCGGACCGCCTGCAGAGGAGACCTCGATCGCAGAGTCGGCCAGTACGTGGAAGGCTTCCGCCGCTATGAAGAGCGCCACCGCCGCGCCGATCATGGAGATCGCGCCCGCTGCCGCGCCCTGGATCGCTCCGCCTGCTGCAGCTACCGGAGCGGTTGCCGTTCCCGCAGCACTCGCGACACTGCCGAGGCTTCCGGTCAATGACCCGATGCCGCCGACCAGCGACGAGATGCCGCCGATGGCCTTCCCGCCTATGACGAGCAGGGGACCGGCCACAGCGGCAACGCCTGCGATCTTGATGATCGTTTCCTGCATCTCCGGGCTCAGTCCGCTCCACGCATCGCTCAGGTCCTTCACGCCAGTCGTAAGACCGCCGACCACGTCAGTGATCAGAGGGCCCGCCGCTTCGACGAGATCAGCTCCGAGGAGCTTGAGCTCGTTGAGAGTGGTCTGGAACTGGTCCATCGGGTCCTGCGTGTCCTCGAAGGTCGTGCTGACAGAGTCGCCCCAGTCTGTGACCGTGTTGGTGAGCTCGTCGAAGGACAGCCTGCCGTCCTCCACAGCCGCCGCGATCGCCGGCCCTGCCTTGGCTCCGAAGAGCTCCATCGCGGCCTGCGCTGCCTCTGTGTCGGTGGACGCATTTGACATCTGCTCCTGCAGATCCGCGAGAGCGTCTGACATCGATACTCCGTCCTTGGTCGCATTCTGCAGTGCCTTTTTAAGGCCTGTCATGACCGCTGAACTGTCAACGCCGCTCTTTTCAAGATTTGCCAGGAACCCTGTTGCCGTATTGATCCCGAAGCCCATCTCCTGCAGAGCCGTCGAGTTTGTCAGCAACGACTGCGACAGCTTATCAAGAGGAACTCCTGTGTCCTGCCCTGCTTTGTTGAGGATGTCCAGGACATCTGCTGCGCTGTCTGTTTCCACACCGAATGCAGCCATCGCGGCCTGCACGCTGTCGATCGAACTGGACACGTCTGTCCCGTTCAGTTCTGCGAACTTAATGAACTGGGCCGACAAATCCTCCAGTTCCTGCCCTGTCAGTCCGAAACGCGTGTTTACTTCGCCGATCGCAGCGCCGGCAGTCGAAAAGTCAGTTGGAATCGTCGTCGTCAGATTCCGCAGGATCTGACTCATGTCATCAAGGGCATCGCCGGACGCCCCCGTCTTCTGGACGATAGTATCAAGACCGTCGTCTACAGACTTCCAGGCCGCGACCGCCGCGGTTCCCGCCGCAGTGATCGGAGCCGTCAGCCCTTTCGTCAGTGCCGTGCCAGCTCCGCCCATCTTCTTGCTTATCGCCTCAGACATCGAGGCGCCGGCCACCTTACCTGCTGCGTCGCCTGCGGGCTGTGCAGCTTCAGTCAGATCGTTTGTAATCGTCTGTTGTGCGCCTTTCATTACCGGTGTAACGGTAATTGTGGCCTGAGCTATTTCTGGCATAATTCTTTCCTCTTGTTCTCGATCCAGGCATGGAGCTCGTCCGCAGGGAGTGCGCCCCTGCCGTAGTGCCTCTCCTCCGTGTCAGGCCTGCACCATGGTCTGGGATACGCCTTCGGCTTCTTTGCAGGCTTACGTTCTGCGAACCCTACAAAATTAGCGTTCAGCTGTGCGAGCAGGTCGTACAAATCTGCAAGGATCATGTTTGTCTTTAAAGTTCC